ATGCAAGTCACCACAGGCAAGCCCCTTGTTGATGCAGTTCGGGCAGGCTTTGTCCTTAAAGGCACATCGTTTAATCGGTATTGCCTGGATACGGGCGTAGACCCCAGCTATGCCCGTCGGGTGTTGATGGGGATAACTAACGGCTCTAACGGTCTGGAGCTGGTTGCTAAACTGATAGAAGCATCCAATGCCCAGCCTGCCACCGATAAGGATTGCGAAGATGAGCGTCAGGTGGCTTAGCGTGAAAGAGTTGATGCGGATGACAGCAATGTCTCATACAAGCCTTAGAAGAGCCATTGCGGCCAAGTGCTACAAAAGACAAGCCCTTGTCATCCGCCAAAGCACCCAAAACAAAGGCAAGCCCGCTTACCTTATCCTTTGGGACGTAACCAACAATAAACCCGCCACACAAGAAGAAGCGGAAGGATTAGAAAATGTTGAAGTTGTCATCCCCACACTTATGCAGCCTGATCGGCGCGTTATGGTCAATTGCGGTGCTGGTGCGCCTGAGTCCTTTGTTGGGCTTAAGTCCCCGCCACCCGCCGCTACAGGCCTTGAAGACCTGCTGTCCGCCGCTGTGGTGGTCGGCATGGCGGAAAGTAGTACGGCCAACCTTACGCCACCACCAGACCTTCTGTTACAAACGCAAGCAACTGCAATACTTCCGCGAAAAGATATGGGTGTAGAAACCGTATTGGTCGGCGGCAGGTTGGTTGACGCACAAACGGGCGAGATCATGCAGGGGCAACTGGACCCCGTAGAGTCCGCTGATTTTGAAACCCTGCTGCACCGCAAGTTGCTGGGTAAGACAGGCGATAACAAACGCGCCTTAGCGCTGTATTACCGCAAACGCTATGCCGAGCTGGGCGTGATACCCAGAGCCTTACTGGACAAGCATCAGGGTATGGACGGCAGGGCTTGTGCTGGCAAGAAAAGCAGCCTGCCGGAAGCGGTTATCACCCGCTTTATCGAACGGGTAAAAAATGCCTGTAACCGCCAAAGCAGTGAGTTTATCACCCGCAAGCGCCGCCGCATTGGGGTTTTCCAGCTGCTGTTGGAGCAAGAGTTCGATTGCGCGATCACCGAAAGCCAACTGCGGTCAGTGGTGAGGGCGCATGACCTTAAGCATTACCTGAAAGGCGGTGCCGACGATGATGCCGATGTCAAGCCGCCGAGCTTTTGGGAGGCTGAAGACGTGGGCGCATTGGTGATGATGGACGGGGTCAAGTCGCATTTCTTCAAAATCCTCCATGAGGGCAAGTGGAAAACCGTGGTGTACATCGAGTTTTTTGACATGGGCAGTCGGGTGATGTTGGCGATGCGGGCCTATTTGTCAGAAAGCAGCGAGAACTCCATCGACATCTTCAAGCGGTTTTTGGCCGGCAATACGTTTGTGAAAAAGCCGATGGCTTTGAGGCCAGATAATGCGGGCGGATTTTTAAACCTACGCCGCCCCATGAATGAACTGAACACCGGCTCGCAATGGACAACCGGCTATTCCTACCCGGACGGCTTTAAATTCATCGACGATTACGCACGGGCAGGTGAGCCGCGTGACAAAGCGCACCTGGAGGCATCGCACAAACGTTTCCACGACTTTGAAATGATCATTATTGACCGTTTTAAAGACAGGGTGTCGAAAGTCGAGCGGGTGATGTGTAAAAACGGCGACAAGATGGAGGAAAAGGACATGCACTATCTGGCTATATCTCTGGAAGAACTGAACGCCAGCGGCCTGACCGAGCATTACATGCACCTGCACAACAGCCGCCAACACCGCTTTACCGAAAACGGCAAGCCTGCCAAGTGGATACCCAACGAGCGTTGGAGTGAGTATTTACGAGCGTATGAAGGCAGCACCTTCATTTTCGCCGCCAAAGATATAGAAGCCAGCACCCGCTATGGCTACGAAAAACATACCGCCACCATCAGCAAGAAGGGGGTCATCACGTTCCGCACCGGTAAGTATTACGTTGACGACCGCCAATTGTGGAGCAACCAAGACAGCACCGACATAACAATCAGCTTGATCGATAACAAGCTGGCGATTTTTAACCGCGACAAAGACGGCAAATTTCTGGGCGAAGCCTATCCGTTAGTGTCGCCCACCAAATCGGCCAAATTAGCGGATAGCCGCAAGGCCAAAATAGACAAGATCGACTCGGAGTCCGAAGCCACCCGCATCGCCAGCCGGTTAAGCAGTAAAGAAGATGGTTTTGAAATGTTGGTTGACCAAAAGATGCTCAACGAATACGTCAAAAAAGGCCTGACCCTGACGATAGCCAATGAGCTGCTGGACAAAGAGTCCGGCAAGTATGCGATGGCTCCCGGCACTGTGATTGGGTTCAGATTGTTTTCGTCGGCTGTCAAGCGGTATCTGGATGAGACTAACCCCACCAAAATCCTGCCGTATGCAGGATAACCCTAGAAAAAAGGAAATATTATGTTTGTGACCGATGAAGCCAGGGCGCATTGCCTGGGTGCGATTAGGAGCCATATTGACCGCAAGGACAGTCTGCTGATCACCGCTAACTATGGCTGTGGAAAAACCGCATTGCTTAAGCAGATGAAAAATACCTCGACCACGGTCAGGGTGCGTTCGCTGGGCAGCCTTTATCAGCTGCTGGCCAGGATTGCAGGGGTTAAGGATGCCAATCCACGTCACAAAGACCGCTATCTTGATTACCGCTGCGAGCATCCGGCCACCATTATTATTGATGAGGCCCAGGACTTGCCCCATGCGATTTATCCCTATCTAAAGATCGTCATGGACGCGGGCAGCAGCATTATCTTGGCAGGCCTGCCGGAACTGTTCGATGCGCTGAAAGACCGCCACCCGGACGTAAAAAGTCGACTGACCCATATCAAGTTGGAGCCATTGACTGAGGGCGACATGTTTAAGCTTGTTTCGGACGACTTTGACCCTGATGCGTTCAGCATCATTTACGGCTCAAGTTTCGACATGCGCGAAATGATGAGCCACATCAAAAATTGCCGCGATTACATCAAGGCCAACAACATCACTACGGTGGGCATTGACACCGTGATGAAATTTATAGAGTAGGTGCTATGGCAAAAATACAACCCACCCAAAACTTGGAAAACTCCGTGCAAATCACTGACCGCCACATGATGTCATTGCAGGGTTTTTTCCAGCTTGCCCGCCGTGCCGATGCGCCGCAGCCTGTGCTGTTGGGGGATAAAGGCACGACGCGATACTGGGATCGCGAAGAAATAGATGCCTTTCTCTGTAAGGTGCGGCCATTTGATACCTTATCGGCCTTGCGTTCGCTTCGCCAAATGGCCGCGCTATCCGTTAAACAAAAAGGAGTCCGCAATGACCGAAGCCGAACTTAAAAAAATCGCCAGAAAAATAGCCGCCTGCCTAGCCTTGGCAAATTCAAGTAACTCAGGAGAGGCCGAAGCCGCTAAGCGTCAAGCCCAAAAACTGCTGGAAAAATACAATCTGACGGCGGCGGATGTCGATGCGGCCTCTGTTAAAGAAACGCTCAGTAAGTCAGGCGGCAAATATAAGCCACCCACTTACTTGTGCAGCCTAGCTGCCATCATCGCCAAGAGCTTTGGTTGCGGTTGGGTTTTCAAGTCGGGCGGCGGCTATTCAGCCAGCACTACTGTATTTATTGGTATTGGCGCAAAGCCCGACTTGGCGGCTTACACGTTTGACGTGCTGCGCAGACTGCTTAATAAAGCCAAGACAGACTATACCGCCACCCTAAAACGCTATAAACCTGCTAACAGAACCCGCATGGCCGCGCTGTTTTGTGAGGCGTGGGTATGGCGCATATCGGAGCAGGTGGCTGATTTTTCCGGTACCGAGCAAGAAAAGACCGCCATCGCCGCCTATAAAACTAACAAATGGGGCGATAAGCTAAAGATCGACAACAGGGCCGGCGCACAACCCAAAAAAACCAGCGACCATAATGCCATTGCTGCCGGGATTAATGCCGCAGCGGATGTAAAGCTGCATAAACCCGTGCAGGCCAAAGCGGCCAAAAAACCCGCCTTGACTGACCAACGTCAAGCGGAGTTGTTCTGATGTCTGCATCTACCCCTAAATACATCATTGAACTTTACGAACTACCAGCCCCGGTGACTGGAGAAAAGCAAGTCGGCTACCGGATCATCGGCAACTTTACCGCATCTTCTTTGGTGACAAAAACAGACTATCTGATATGCAGCTTAGCGGAAACGCTTAAGCATATCGGCATAAAACACGATTCTATGATTATTGAGGAAACCCATGAAAACCACTAACCCCATTTCATCCAGCCTTGCCGCCATACGCGGCATTTATTCCGCCGTGATGCAGCAAAAAAAACAAGCCGAACAACAGCGCACGGAAGCTGTCGCCATCACCTTTTTGCTTGATGCCAAAGGTAGGCAGTGTCCGCTAGACATTATTGGTGCCGTTGATCTCGCCCGCCACGATCTGACTGGCCAGCATATTAAAAAAGCCTTGGAGTTGTCCGCCCTGATTGAAGCGTTCAAGCAGGAAGTGTTTTCGGATATAGAGGCCTTTGTTGAAATCAGCAACAACGAACACGGGGCCAAAATAGGCATTAGCGAAAAGGACAAAAAGCCTTGGAAGGGCAATATTCAGCTAATTAATTACAGCTCCACGCAAAAAATCAATTTACGCATTCAGGATAGGATTGCTTTTACCGAAAAACTGAACTGCGCCATGCAAAAGCTTAAAGGCCTAATCAAAGATCATAGCAGTGACGTAGACGAAGTGATTAAGGTGTTGATTAATGAGACCTTTGAAGTTGACAAAACTGGCTATATTGACGCTAAAAAAGTGCTGGAGTTACGGCGCTACAAAATTAAGAATCCTATCTGGAAATCAGCAATGGAAGACATTGCCGACAGCATTCAGGTTGTCGGCAGCAAGTCTTACCTGCAATTCTGGTACCGCGACACGCCAGAGGCCGAATGGATCAGTATCCCACTGGATATTGCGAGACTGTAATCATGGCTGATGACGTTGATTTAGTGACAAGCAAGGCCGAGTTTGAGCAAAAAATAGCCTTGTACGGTAGCCACCGCGATGAACCAAATGCGGTGGCCACCGGCAAATGCCTGTTTTGTGATGAACCCGTAGAGCCTGGCCGTCGCTGGTGTAATGCCCAGTGTTGTAAAGACTGGGAACTGGAAAACCAATAAATTGAGGGGATGCTATGTCTGAATTTGTGATGGGTGAAAGTGGGCGCACTGGCTTTATGCCTTGGTCTGATGCGCAAAAAAAAGAGATTTATCCGGCGCTGTTTAAAGGCAATGGCGGCGGGGCGGTAATGGCGCAATGCCATCCTGACGGGCTGCACATTTTAAAGCTGAGCGAGGTAGAGTTGGGGCGTTATATGGATGCCGTATCCAAGGCACTTGGCAAGCCAGTTAAAAGCATACAACTGACTGGTCACGAAGCTTTTGTGCAGATAGAAAAAGACCTATTTGATAAGTGTTCGGCTTCTGCCACTGATGAGCCTGCGGATTTTTTGGGGCGGTAACTTATGGCAACCTATATGCTGGATATGACTCAGGCGGAAATAATTGGTACGCCTTATCGCTGGTGGCCTGCTGATGTGCTGCTTGTGCCGCTAGAAGTGGAACCAACTGGCAAGCATGATTTTCAGATTGACGAGTCGGCGATTAGCTGCGGCGACCATGAGAAAATACGCAATGCTTTAATCGTAGCCTCTGGTGGCGGGATATTGAAACATCCTGAGTGGCATCGTCCGTTAGGCGTTAACCGTATATGGCTGCCAAGCGGTGCGGAAATACGGAAAATCCAATGAACAAAGTGCAATTTGTCCAGGAAATGATTATCAGAACCTGTCCAGGCCAAGACAAGTTTGCACCCGCGATCGCCCATGCCGAGTGGCTGTGGGCGGAGCTGACCAAAGCCGGTTACGGAGATCCTAAACCGGATCAGCCGAAGGCTCGCAAGAGCCAAGACTGGTACGAAGCCCTAAACGACCGTCAGAAGCGGTTTTTTAACGCCTTCTGGCAGGCTTTTGCTTTGAAGACCGGGCGAAACGAGGCGGCGCGGAATTGGCAGCAGTTGGGCGACTTGAGCGATGAGCAATACCAGAAAATCATTGAGGCGGCGGGTAAGGAGGCGCGGCGGGAGCTGGTCCCGGGGCAGTCGCGCAAATATGCCCAAGGCTGGTTGTTTGAGCAACGCTGGAAAGACCACCAAGGCCCGCCGCAAGCGGCTAAAAACGCAATAGACACAGTCATCGGCAAGCTGAGTGCTGACTTGGTGCATATCAAAAAGCTTTATCAGCAAAGCCAGGATGAAGCCCTATTGCCGCAAATTACCAAAATTGAAAACGCCATTCGTGAGGCCAGAGACAGTAAGGTGAATAATGGAAAACCATCCGTTTAGCTTTTTGGAAGAGCATCTGCCGGACAGCATCAAAACGATGTTGACCGTGGTTAGCCTGGAGGCGGTAATTGCCCTGGTCGGCAGCAAGGGCGGCACACGGTTTTGGATACCCAAGTCGCTTGACGGGCATTGGTTGGTTGATGTTATCGGCCAAGCCGATGCCGAAAAACTGTGCAACCATTATAGCGATATGGAGTTTATTCCTTTACCGCGCTGCGACAAGATTAGACTACTGTTACGCAATGCCGCCATGCTTAAGGACAGGCGTGACGGGTTTACTGATAGTGCGTTGGCGTTAAAGTACAAAATGACTGAGCGCGGCATCTGCAAAGCCTTGCGAAGTATCGAAAAGATAGAAATGCAGCCGTCCACCAAGCTGGCGGCGGACTGGCGGCAGGGGGATTTGTTTGGCGGGTTGTGAAAAAATCCCGTAAAGGCCAAAAAAGGTAATAGTTAATATAATTATGGTGGGCTATTGGCTATACTTTTTGCTCTTAAATAAAAGAGGGTCTTATGAAAAAGCTACTTATATCCATATTTATCATACTTGCCTTGGCGGCATCAGCGGTTGAGGCCAAGCAAGAGCGCAGTCAGGCGGCAAAAGACCTGTTCAAGCGGTCGCACCCTTGCCCCAGTAACGGCAATGACCACGGATCATGCCCAGGCTATGTAATTGACCATGTTGAGCCGCTTGCCTGTGGCGGTAAAGATGCCCCGGAAAATATGCAGTGGCAGACCGAGACCGAAGGTAAGGCTAAGGACAAGTGGGAAAGAAAGGGTTGCCAAGTGGGGCAACCCCATTCGGCTCCCACGCAAAACAATGGATATTATACCGGGCCGCGTGGTGGGTGCTACACCCTTATTGCTGGTGGTAAAAAGCGGTATGTGGCCCATTCGTTTTGCAGGGGGTAAGTTATGCCAAGACGAATTGGAACAATGTTTAATGGCAGAAAAGAAGAAATATGGTTTACAAGCAATGAAGGCATGATGGGCGCTTACGATTTAAAGGAATGGTTTTTAGGTTTGCCGTCTAAATATCAAACCAAATTGCTAAAAATCAATAATGAAGTGGCAAAAACAACCAATGGAATGATGCAGTCATGGAGGAAAAAAGAGTTGATTGAAGGGCCTTATGAGGTACATCGCCCAATTATAGATAAATATTTATCGGCATATACTGATGTGCCGCCACTTCTTAAGCAGCTTTTTGATCTGACAAAAAAAAGAGATTACGAACTTTGCCAGTTAGTGCTAGATGAATGGATAGATAGGGCAACCCGAAGTGATTCTGATGAGGCCTTGTTTGATGTATTGAGTACCGCCATCGAATTATACTGGGATAAAGGCTACTCAGGGGCAAAAACTATTCGTGAGCTTGGGATACATAATGCCGAGCTTCAACAAATTGAAAAATATGCGCTCTATATTGTTGGGCTTTTCAGGAATAGAAAATTGTCAGTAGATATGAGTTCATGCAAGCCCTTGGATAGATTGTTACTGTTATATAAATTGAGCGGGAAAAAAGAAGTAGCGCTCGATTTAATAGATGATTTGGAGAGGTCTGGATATGGGCATCTTTTTGAAATAAGGGCTTATAAAAACGAATTTTCTAAATAGTTTGACAAAAGCGCGAATCAGGTCTAAATTTTCCCTGCCGTCACCACATTGTGGCGGTCGGGTGTGAGAGCCTGATTATTCTTAGGTGCGTATAAGCGCACTTCGCGCTTTTTTTATGCCTACCAGTTTTGGTGGGCGTAGGCGTTGGAGCTAACGCTCGCCGTTTTTCACCTAAGTAACGGTCTCTCACACTTCGCTTACGTCCGCCGCCTAACATGTGAGAGTGTTGTTCGGTGGTCTTTCTTGGATTTATTTAGGTGACTATCATGAATACCGAATTACAAATCTTCCAGTTTCAATCTCATCAATTAACCGTCCTTACTGATGAACATGGCGATCCGTGGTTTATCGCTATGGAGGTCGCTAAGATTCTGGAATATAGCGATGCTCATAAAATGACATTAAAGCTGGATGAAGATGAAATCCAGAACCGCCAAATTAGCGGTTCTGGATTTAACAATAAGGGAACAATAATTATCAACGAATCAGGCTTATGGTCATCGGTACTCAGAAGCACTAAATCTGAGGCCAAAGCTGTCAAGAAATGGCTGACCGCCGAAGTCCTCCCTGCCATCCGCAAGACAGGCGGCTACGGCGCACAGCCCCCACATCCCCTGCTGACCCCCATCACCACCCCGCTGACCCTGACCGAATTCCAAAACTACCGCACCGCCCTGCAAGCCGGTATAGAAGACCTAGTGGCCGACATCCTCAGCGCCACACCCCTGATTATCTCCGCCGCCGATTATTTGGCGATGGGCAAGGCAGCGACCGTGCCAAAGTATGCTGAAAAAAAACCCCTAACCGACAGGGCTGGCCGTACTTGGACAACCGAAGAACATGATGTACTAATGCAGATGTGTGCTGAAGGCTATGGCTATGATCGTATTGCCCGGCAACTGGGGCGGACGGTGCACAGCGTCAATTCTCAGATGAAACGCCAACGCCAAGGCGGTGCGGCATGAACGCGCGAGTCCTACCTTTCCCCATTCGCAGCGGCCACCGCTTAAGCCACTCCGGCCAGTCCGGCGCAGTGGTGCTGACCGACGACGAAGAGACCCAACTCTACCAAGCTAAGAAAATGCTGCAACTGGTCGAGGACTTGAGCCAATCAGACTTGACGGCACCGTGCGGGAGCATCAACCGCGAGGCCTTGGCAGTGTTCGCCCAAGTGGTCGGCGGGCTGATCCCAAGCCGATAAGGGCAATGGCTTAAAAGGCCTGTATTACCACCCCGAAGCCGCGCCGAACTTGTTCAGCGCGGCTTTTTTTTGCCTGATGGTTTATGCTGGCACTGCCTATTAACCTAGCCTTTGCCGGAGCCACCGCCATGCCTAGCGACACCGATAACACCAAAACTGCCCCATTACCGCCTGATAAATCCGTCACCTTTTCCGCCGACTTGGCCGCTGACTTTGCCGCCGATATGACCAAGCCGTGGTGGCAGTCCAAGACCATCATCGCCGCCATCACCGCCGCCTTGCCTGCAGTGGCGCATTTGCTGGGCTACGATTGGGCGCAGGTCGCACCGTACTCCGGTGACATCATGACTTGCATCGGGGTGGTGGGGGCGATTGCCGCCCGTATGACCGCCACCCATACCATTAAGTAAGTTTTGCCCTTTTGCGTTTGAAACGCGGAAACTCCCCACCTTTTTTAGCAGAGAGATTGTGCACCATGATTGAGAGCAGAAAACTGGAAGACCTGACCCCGGAAACCGAAAAGAGATGCCGGGCGTTTATCGAAAAGTGCCGAGGAGCCGGTATTGACATAATCATCACCAGCACTTACCGCGACAAAGAAAAGCAAGATGCCCTGTACGCCCAAGGCCGTAATGGCAACCCCGGCAAGATCGTGACCAATGCCAGTGGCGGCAAATCATTCCACAACTATGGAGTGGCATTTGATTTTGTACCTATTGTGCATGGTAAGGCGCAGTATACCGATATTGCGACGTTTAAGCGGTGCGGTGCCATTGCCAAATCAGTAGGGTTGGAATGGGCGGGCGACTGGAAAACGTTTAAAGAATATGCGCACTGCCAGTTTACCAACGGCCTGACGCTGCGCGATCTGCAAGCGGGCAAAAAGCCTATCTAAGGCGTGAAACTATTTGCCAGAAACTGGCCTTTATAGCTAGTTTTTGGCGATTATTTGCAAATACTTTACGCCTAGGGAGTCGTGCGTGGACGGGGAATTTATAAGAAACAGCCTGATGGGGCTACAGTGGCTGACTACGTTGGGGTTAGCGTTTTATACGTTTTCGGGCAACAGGCAGCGGGCAACAACAAAATCCATCGACGACCTTAACAAAAAGATTGAAGAAAAATGCCAGAGGATTGCCCGGCTGGAAGGCGAACAAAAAGGCCTGCCGACGCGTGATGAGCTGACGCGCATTCATGAGCGCATTGATGAGATTATGGAGACAAGCCGTCAAAATAACCTGCTGCTGGGCGAGTTGCTGGGGCAGACAAAAGAATTGAGCCGGAGCCGCTGGCGGAACTGGTTTTTTGGATAATCCGATGAGGCAAAAATGACTAAGCAAATTGATTTGGCCGCTGAAATCCGTCGCCTGCACTTATTAAAAACGTTACAGGTTGCATCTGGCTACCGTGCCAGTGCTGATTTATTAAAAATGGCATTGCAAAATATGGGCGATGCCGCCCCGACATCTGTCATCAAAGCTGATTTGGCATGGCTGGAGCAATTGGGCTTAGTGTCCACTACGGAGCATAGCGGCATGACCATTGCCTTATTGCGTAATGAGGGTGTGGATGTTGCCAGTGGCACGTCAGTAGTACCGGGCATTGCCCGTGCGCAACCGGAGTAGCGGCATGGGTCGTCCTTCTACAGTCGAGCGATTGCCACCTGACATTCTGAGTCAATTGCAGGCTCTGTTGCTTGATCCGCGCTGTAGTCAACTGGAGGCCACACAGCGAATTAACGCTATTTTGGAAGAGGAAGGTCATTCTAAAATCAGCAGATCGGCGGTTAATCGTTATGCTCAGACGTTTGAAGAAATGACAGCGGAACTGGTCGAAACCGATCGGATGGCCTCGCTGATGATGGCAGAGCTTAAAATCAGCAATCAGAGTGAAGTTGGGCAAGTGACGGCGGAGCTGCTGCGCGTCATGATTATGAAGTTCATGCCGCTAGTGCGCGGCGCGATGGCTAAGGATAATATTGACACTAAAGAGATGAAATTGGTGGTTGATATGATCAAGGGCCTAACGACCAGTCAGCAGCAGCTTGAGCAGTCCGCAAGCCTGAGCCAGCGGCGTATTATGCAAATCGAAAGCGCGGCGGCTCAGAAGGCGCGTGAAGAGGCGGCGGCCAATACTGACGAAGCCGTTAAGATGCTGGGTCTGACCGAAGACACCGCCCGATTCTTACGCGCTAAAGTCCTACAGGGCGGCGTTTAATGGCGGCACTGGCAGCTTTAGGCGACACGCAGCGCATTGTCGAATGGGACGAGTTGCCGGAAAGTGTCCGCACCATTCCTGAGAACTTTAATCCGCTGGACAGCGGCGTGTTCATGAAGCACCAAACCGAATGGGTGCAGCTTATCCATTCGGTTGACCTTGCCATCGCCGAAAAATGCCGCCGCTCCGGCATTACCTTAGCGACCGCGTTGGACGACACCATCACTGCCGCATCAAGCAAAGCGGCAGGCGGCTCCAACGTCTTTTATATCGGCGACACCCGTGAAAAAGGCATGGAGTTTATCGGCTACGTCGCCAAGTTCGCGCGGGTGATTGTGGCCGCACAGGGTGGCGGCGTGTCGGCCATTGAGGAATTTATCTTCACCGACCAAGCCAAGCGCGGCGAGGCTACCCAGGAGATCACCGCTTTTCGGGTGCGTTTCGCATCGGGATTTCGGATTGTCGCCTTGTCCAGCCGCCCCGAAAACGTCCACGGACTGCAAGGCATTGTCAATATCGACGAGGCGGCCCTACATAAAGATGTGCGCAAAGTGATCGAGTCCGCGACCGCGCTGTTAATCTGGGGCGGTAAGATTCGGATTATCTCTACCCACCGTGGCGTTAAAAATCCCTTTAACCAATTGATTGCCGATGTGCGTAACGGCCAATACGGTGCGGCGGCAGCGGTCTTTAAAATCACTTTTGATGAATGCGTCGCCAATGGGTTGTACGAGCGGGTGTGTTTTATGCAGAACAAGCCTTGCACTGAAGAAGGCAAAAAAGACTGGTATATGCGCATCCGCAAAGCCTACGGCCCCAGAAAAAGCGCCATGCGTGAAGAGCTGGATGCTGTGCCGCGTGACGGTGACGGCTCGGCCATCCCTGGGCTGCTGATCGAGCGGGCGATGAAAGAAGTACGGCCAATCTTGCGCCTGTCGCTGGATGATGAGTTTAAGTATTGGCCTGTCCATAGCCGTGCTAAAGAGATTGATGCGTGGATAAGAAAGCAGCTTGACCCGTGCATCGCTTACTTAAAAAAGCAGGAAACCCATTATTTCGGCATGGACTTTGCCCGGAAGGGGCATTTGTCGGTGATTGTGCCGTTGATTAAGATGGGCGACCTACGCCGCCGGGTGCCGTTTGTCATCGAGCTGCACAATTGCCCGATTGCCCAGCAAAAGCAAATCCTTTGGCATCTTATCCCGTTGCTGCCCAATTTCAGCGGCGGGGCGATGGATGCGACCGGACCAGGTCAAAACTTAGCGGAAGAGACATGGGATCAATGGAATCTGGTGATTGAGGTCACGCTGTCAAATGCGTGGTATCGGGACAATATGGGGGCGTTTGTGCAGTTGTTTGATGATGACATGATCGACATTCCCAGAGACTTGGAGCATGAATCAGACCTGCGGGACCTGGAGAGGATTGACGGTATCATCAAATTGCCGGACACCACTACCGAAAACGAAGAGGGGGTCGAGCGCCACGGCGACTATGCCATCGGCTTAGCTTTGGCGGATTTTGCGGCGCGGACAAACAAGCCCGTGTTGGCCGCTTACGGAAACATGCACTTTAGGTTTATATCATGACAGCCCCTACCGACACTACCACAAACCCTTATCAGTTTAGCGACCAATACGGCTTCGGGAATTATAAGCAGACCGACCAATTTTTATTGGACGGTTATTCCGGCAAGGGCGGATTTGTTACCGGACTGTATTTGGATAGGCATCCGCGCGAAAGCGACGATAAATTTAAGCGGCGGCGGCAGGGTGCGGTGTACCCAAATTTTACCCGCAAGATTGTCGATGTGTTCATGGGCTTTTTATGGCGCAACTCGCCGAACCGCACTACTGACGACTTATATGCCCAGTTCATGAAAAATGCCGACGGCAAGGGCGGCAAGTTGGATACCGTACTGTCTAGCTTCCAGCGGCTGGCGATGATTCTGGGGACGGTTTTTATTATCGTTGACCGTTCGTCGGTACCCGCACAAACCCGTGCCGATCAGACTTTGCCTTATCTGGTCTTGCGCATGAAAAGCCAGCTGGTCGATGAGCAAAGCGATGTCCAGGGGCTGACCAGCATCACCTTTAGCGAGTTGGATAACGACGAGCTGCGCTACCGGAATTTTACCCGTACAGAATGGAAAGTTAGCCGCGATAAGGAAGGCATGGATGTTGTCGCCCAGGGAGTCCATAACTTGGGCAGGGTGCCGGTGGTTCGGCTGCATATCGCCAAGCCGCTTAATCCTAGCGATTCGTTTAGCCAATCATGGGTTTATGATCTGGTGATGCTGAACTGGGAATTGTTTAACTTGCGCTCTGAGCTGAGGGATTTGGAGCGCGGCCAGACTTTCGCCATCTTAGCTATGCCCGTCGTGAGTGATGCTGAACGGGCGGCGTTAAAAAATCTGACCATCGGCACCGAAAACGGCCTGCCTTACAATCCCACGGGCGGCGGTAAGCCTGAATTCATATCGCCGCCTTCCGAGCCGACCGCACACTACATGAATCGCATAGCGGCAGTCATCGATGACCTTTACCGCGTGGCTAATCTGGAATTTGTTGGTGGGGTGCAGCAGTCCGGTGTTGCCTTATCTTTTCATTTTCAGGAGGCCAACAGTTCGCTGCGGGGCATGGCAGAAATGTGCGAGTCGGCTGAATGCGAAGTTGCCATCCTGGTGTATTTATGGATGGCGCAGGTGTTTGAGGGCAATATCAGTTACGCCAATGATTTTAACTTAACCGATTTGGCGCAGGCCATTGCGGTGGCGATGGATTCAGTGACGCTCGGCATGGGCAGTAAGTTTGATAAAGCCATTAAAAAACGCACGGCTAAACAAATACTGGGTAATGACACTTCACCGACTGTCATGAAAGAGATTGACGATGAGATTGATGCCGGGGGGGATATTTACGGCAACCGGATGGCGCAACAAGCGGGGGCATAATGCCTTATTTACTTGAAACATTTATTTTCTTTATCGGCGTTGCGGGGCCTACGTCAATTATGTTGGCGGCGGCTTTTTTGATGTACAAACGGGTTCATGGCTGCGGGTGGTATCTGATCGCAGCTGTGCTGGTCGTTAGTTCGACAAATATTAAATTTAATGGTTGGGGATAATTGTGAGTGGTGATTACAAAGAGCATAAATTAATAAGATTTTTTGCCTATGCGCATCTGCCTGAAGGGTTACAGAAAATATCAAAACCGTTTCATAGCCTAGCCAAGGGTATGGATGCGTTATTGCCGGATTGTGAGGAAAAGGATGTGGCAATGCGAAAACTGCTTGAGGCAAAAGACTGTGCGGTACGGGCAAATATACCGGAGCCTAAAAAATGAAAGGCTTATATAAAAACTGGACTGTCCACAATATCATAGCCCACCCTGCCATGCAGATACTGCTTTTGCTGGGATTGTTTGAGCTGAGTAAGTGGGTACATAACAGCACGTTGCCCGTTAGGAAATAATGGATTACGACCAGCTTTACAAGCGCCTTGCCCAAGAGATTGTCAGTGCCGACGGCAAGTTGGCAGACGGGGCGCAGGCCTTCGCCCTGCGCCTGGCCGAAAAGCTAAAGGCGGAAGGCTATCAGTTGCAAGGCGATGCCGAGCAAGTATTGGCCGATTATCTGGGCGGCATTGACGGCACCATTAAGACCTCCATTGCCAGGGCTGTAGTGGTCGGGTCGGCAAAACCGTTAACGGCGGCCAGTTTGCAATCCCCGGCTGTTATGGCGGCGGCGGAGCAGGCTTTTGTCGCCAAGTGGCCGGATGGGCTAAATTTGTCCACGCGGCTATGGCATTGGCGCACCGACACCCAAGCCGCCGTATCCGATGTGCTTAAGGCGGGTGTCCGGCAAGGTCACGCTACAGGTAAAGTGCTGTATGCGATGCAGAGAGAAATCGAGCGTACCGCTGGCGACAGGTTTGCCATAGTCAGCGCCCATAAGGCCGATTGGGTGCATAAGCTGGCTGATGCCGGACGCGAGCTGATCAACGAACCTTTCGACCGCGCAGAATGGGATAAGGTGGTAGCGGATACTGAGGCCTACATCAACGGGCTGGCGGTCACCGGTACCCGCCACGACGCGCAGCGGCTTTTGTCGCAGATTAAAACTGCCGTGGACAATGGCCGTTATGCCGCCATAGACCGCGCTGTCCACTGGAAAATCTACGATAAGCAGCTTTACAACCTCAAGCGTATTTCGCGGACAGAGATGGCGGACGCGGGGCATAACGCCGTCATCAATACGACCGAGTCCGACCCTACCATAATCGGCTATCAGTGGCGGGTCTCCAGTTCGCACAAAGTGCCGGACATTTGCGACTATTACGCCAATATCGACATGGGGCTGGGTAAAGGAATTTTTACCAAAGATGCTGTGCCGAGGCACAAAGCCCACCCGCACTGTATGTGCCTGCTGGTGCCACGGGTAACGCCGATCAAGCAGCCGGGCAGCCACAATTACGCCGATTTCATCGGCAAGGTCACGCCTGAGCAACGCGGCCAGCTTTTGCCAAAATGGGCGCAACAAGCAATGGCAGATGGTACGCCTTTGGAGAAACTTGTGCGCACGGACGGAGCCGGGCTGCTGTCTAAGCAAGAGGCCATCGGACTGGGGCATTACAAGCCCAAGCTGACACTAGACGAAATCTATGCCAAGGCAGCTGAAGCCAAGCCAGGGTTTGATTCGGAGTTAGAGCGGTTGGCGAAAGAATCGGGCGGCATTGCGCAACTGACACCGATAAAGGATAAGGCCAGAGCATTGGCAAAAATTAATGCCTTGTATGACGGTGACGCTTCGCAGATACGCGATGTGTTGCGCGGCAGTATTATTGTCAATAATGCCAAGGAAGTTGACAAGGCCTTTCAATTGGTCAAAGATAGCTTCCCGGTGGCGGGCAGGATGCGCAACGGTTATGCAACTGCCGTTAATTCTAGCGACGGCTATTTTGACGCGATGCTGGAAGTGCGCACCCACGGCATTGTTGCCGAGGTGCAAATACACACCCAGGCAATGGTCGCGGCAAAAGAATCGGTGCATGGCCTGTACGAACAGCGCCAGGCTATCACGAGGTCGGCGGGCAATAAATTGTCGGCGGAGCAGCGTAAAGAAGTATCGGCAATCAACAAACAAATGCGGGAAATCTACCGCAAGGCAAGTGAACAATGACGTTTGTACCAGAAGAAATTAAGTTAAATCCGGGCGATTTGGCAGGCCAGGATATGCAATTTTTTGATGTTGGCGGGTGCGCTGTCGTCTATATCGATGAGGGTAAAAATGGCGTGTCAGGTGCCATTGCATTGTCAGGCCGGACGCGTACTTTTCCGCTAGATGCCGTATACAGTTATGACAGTTTGGAGCTGGATAAGGCGGGTTTTTTGCGGTTATTTCCCGATACAAAAACCTATTTTACAGAAGAAAAAAAATTGGCCGCATAGCCGCAAATAATGCCGCGCCGTATTTTTTATGCTAGAAAACCGGAAAAGAAACGGCCAAAATTTACCCCATAAGATTTTGATTTAAAATTAGAATCGAGATAATAAAAAAGTAATATCAGGATAAGGATAAGATAAAAAACGCCTGAAATCGCAAACAGCTAAGGATTTATGCTTTTTAAATATGTCAATACTTTTTATTTAAACACTGTTTAAATAAGCCGCTTTTACCCTGTAAACCCCTTCAAAACAACCCCGTCAACAAGCCTGCGCCGAACCTGTTCAGCGTTAATTTTGCACCTAAAATCCGGTACTCTTTAGCCTAGATTTTTTATCTGGCATAGGACTCCGTATGAGCACAGAAGACCCCGCAAACCCATCAGGAGGGGCAGTTAATCCCGCCGCCGCCAACCCGCAAAATCCTGCCGCACCCGCACCCGCTGCGGCTATTGATCCGTCCGCCATTGAGCAAGCGGCGACCGCAAAAGCACGGGCTGAGGCGTCGGCGCAATTTAAAGAAGCCACGGGCTATGATAGCCCAGAAGCCTTTAAGGAAGCTAAGCTGAAAAGCGAAGGCAAGTTGCAAGAACTGGCGGACACCAAAACCCAAGAGCTGGAGGTGGTTAAAGGCCAGTATCACCAAACGCTGATAAGCAATGCGATCTTAAGCCATGCCGCCGATGCAATCGACCCTAGCGACGTTGCCGCCCTGCTGTCTGGGCAAGGTAAGGTTGATACCAATGGCGTTGTCACGATTGGCGGCAAATCACCTGCCGATGCCGTGAAAGACTTGCTGGCCAGCAAACCGCATTGGGCGAAGCCCCAAGGCCAACCGGGTTCCGGTGCGCCGCCGCACCAGCCGCTGGCGGATGGCGAAAAAACCCAGCAGGCCTATCAAGACGCGGCAAAAAGAGGCGATGTGTTGGGTATGTTAAAAATCAATAACGGAGTCAAACAATAATGGCGACACAGCAGAATTCATTCGATTTTAATAATCGGTTACGCTCGTTTGACAATGAGCTGGCGGTGTTGATAGCAAATTCCCCCGCCCTCTTATCGCTAGCCGTCCGGCGTTTGGCCAGCGGCTTGGTGACGCTTAATAGCCGCACCCCGGTGACGCAAAATAAGCATGAATGGACGGAGCTTACTATGACCCCGGAACTGGGTTATGTGTCAGGGACACATACCAACAGCGTAACCACGCTGGCGTTGGTCGATGCTACTGGCTTTGTTGCCGACATGATATTGGCTTTTGAAGGCACGGATGAAGTCATGAAGGTCACGGCGGTATCCGGTAACAATCTGACTGTGGTGCGTGGCTACGGCGGCAGTACGGCTGCGGCTTTGGCTGATAATATCCTGATCCGTGTTGTCAGCCGTCCGCGCCCGGAAGGGTCAAACCCAGACCCTAACGCAAACACGCCTCCCGCCGTCAACTATAACTATACCGAAATTTTCGACGATACCTTTATGGTTTCGAACACGCTGGTCAATACAGGCTTAGGCGGTATGTCGGATGTGGTTGACACTAACTTACAGCAATCTATGCTGAAAGTTATCCGGCGCATGAATAATGCAACGATTTATGGGCGCAGGGTACAGCGGTCGGCGACAGAAAAAGGCACGATGGGCGGCATATTGCAACTGGTCACTAACCGCATTAACGCTGCCGGGGTTGCGCTGGAATCGGCGACGATGAATGACGCTGTGGAAGCTATCTTTAAGAGCGGCGGCACACCCAACGCCATTGTCTGCAATACAAATCAGGCGCGGCGTATCACCGCTTTTCAAGAAGCAAAAATGTTTGTGCTAAGGGCTGACAATACAATTGGGTCGTCAGTCAGCCAATTCCAATCCGATTTGCCGATGGGTGCAATATCAACGATTGTTGTCGAGCCAAGTTTTCCGCGCACCAAAATTGCTTTTCTGGATACTGAAAAAATGTATCTTGAGCCGATGAGCGGGCGCAGCTTGGGTGAGTGGGATGCAACCCTGCCCGGCGCGGACAATATTTCGCGGCGCATTTTAGGCGAGTATACACTGGAACTGTTAAACGGCGGTGCCGCCCACGCCATTATCGATAATTTGGAGGAATAAGCCATGATGAGACGAACGGGCAAGTTAGTCGGTCTTGCGTTATCGCAAATCAGCACCCCACTAGGTCTGATACAGCTTAACCGCAACGGCGAAGCCACTATTAGTGGCCGTAAATTGCTTTTTATCGAAGAGCGTATTGCTCAAGGTGGTCTGCCGGGCTATACGCTAACAGAAGACGGCGGGGAGCCTGAAGACAAAACGCCAGGTGCTGGTGGTCCAGGCATTAACGACGATGCCGGCAGCGGTGCCGACAGCGGCAGTGCAGCGGCTGAAGGTGATGGCGCGGAAACCAAAGGAGCGGCAGTGGCCGATAGCGCGAAAGCGACGGCGGGCGGCAGTGCGGACAAGGACAAGGACAAAAAAACTAAGGCCGACACGGCGGAAGGTAGCTAATGCTGACCATTGGGCTGGATTTAGGCGATACGCCCTCGGTGCTGGCTGCTTTGCGTAATCCGGCCAACGCCCAGCTGATCGCCAATGCTGCCGCCGAAAGCTATACCGACGACACACTGGACTGGGTTGCTGAAGGCAAAAGCTTTACCAGCCGTACAGGCCAGTTGGAGCAGTCCGTCGGCTGGCGGCCTTTGGGCGATGGTAGTGCCGAGATTTATGCCAATGCCGAATACGCCTTGTATGTCGAAGAAGGCACACGCCCCCATGTGATCTTGCCCAAAAACGGCAGGGCGTTGAAAATCCCGACATCGGGCGGCGGCGGTTACATTTTGCGCCGTAAGGTCAACCACCCCGGCACCGCCCCGATGCCGTTCTTTTTTGCCGACGGCGCAGGGCGCGAACAGCGCATGGGCGAACGCGCCCTTTCTGTCTTAGCGGGAGTTATTGAGTATGCCTAAATATGCACAATTGACTGATTTGCCGGACGATGCCGCGTTGACTGTTGACGAGGCGCATTTGTCCAGGGCGGACATTTATATTGATGGCGAACTGGTAAAACGCAGCATCAGTCCGGCGGACATCACCCTACCGCAGCCGCTGTTGACCGAATTGGCCGTCCTCATGGCTTCGCGGATGGCGGCCATTGAGCAGTCGGTCGGCTCGGACACCACTTCGCCGCTGATCGCCAAAGCCAGAGAATACCAGCGCACCATTGATGGGTTGTTGTCCAGCCTGACCCGCGAGGCGGTGGGCTTGGCTTACCCGACAACCGAAAGCCAGGTGTTTTTTGAAATAGGCAGGGCGTAATGTCAGCCGCCCTATTGGTGCGGGTGCGTGACGCCATTGCCGCCGATGCAGCCATCACCGATTTTTTTACGGGTCGCTATGGCAAGCCCCTAGGCCATCTGATCGGCTATGACAAGGGTAGCCCGAACGCCAAGGACAGGCCGTTGTTTTGTTATATCGCCGCCCGGCAAAAATACAACAAGACAACATCGCGGGTGCTGGCGCAGGGCAGCATCGTCATCCAGGTCATTGAAAAAGAGACTACCGACGGGGTGCGTGATGGTGTTGTGGTTGCCGACCAGGCGGCGCGGCTGCTGATAGATTTTTTGAAGAAAAGCCCGGTGTCGGATGGCTTTTCAGATTTTGGGGTTGTCACCGACCTGGGTACACAGCATCCGTTTTACGAAATTGAAGTCGTATTTAACTATTATTACAGGGCATGACCATGACCATGATCGGGATCATTAAAGAAGGCGAAAACTCAGTCACCGTGCTGGGGGTCACTTACACCGCCGATGAAAACGGCATCATCCATATCCCTAAGGCGGGGTTTAGCAGCGAAGTGTTTGGCCGTGGCTGGGTATCATCAAAGGGGTATGAGCAACACCTTGCCCGCGAGGCAGCCAAAGCCACTAATCCAGAAGGCGAAGGGCAGGCCGTTGTTAATGCCACGAATAATTCGCCGCTGGTGGCCGCAGTGACCGAAGCAGCGTTGCCGGTGGCCAGCGCTGCCGATAAGCCTGTTGTTGTCAGCCGCGACCGTAAAACCGCTGCCGTAGCTGAAGACATGTCGTCACTTGCCGTCCAGGCTAAATAAACAATTTAAACATCACTGAGGACAAATTATGAGCGACGCAACGACACCACAATTGACCCCGTCCGGTGGGTCTAACGGCTTTATTAAATTGATGACAGACAAGGATGGGGCTGCGCTTAATCCACCGCAAACGATGAAAATACCCGCTTTTGTGGGCATTGACTCAATTGACGACAAGATGGACATCAAAGAAAGCAATGGTGCTGGGCAATACGCCATCTCATTGCGCGGCGGTAAGAAAAAATTAAGCCTGTCATTTACGGTTGATGCGTTCACGGGCGCACTGCTTAACAACTTGTATTACGGCGCGGAAACCCAGGCCAAGCAGCAACGCGCCCTAATCGACAATGTCGGTCATGCCATCCCCGATCATGCCAATTTGCAAGCTAAAATCCAAAACGTTATCACCCTGAATTTGTCGCGGTGGGATAGCGACACGTCTGTGGCCATCAATGGCACGTCGGCAACCAAGGACACGTCCGGCACTCCGGTAGCGGGGCATTATCTTGTATCGGCAGGCAAATACACATTTGCCGCCGCCGATGTCAATAAGACATTTGCCATTGCGTTTGACAGCAATGGCACTACGGTTACAGTGCAAGGCAAAATCCCGCCATCGCTGGCTTTTAATGTGACGAAAGTGGCTTCAACAACGTACGCGGTTAAGAAGCAGGCATCCGGTTGGACGGATGGTGTGGCGATGATACGGTCAACTTTTACTAACAGTGCAGTGCCTGCAACCGGTCATTTTATGGCTTCGCCTTGGGGGGCTATTATTTTAAACCCAGCGGAAACGGTTGGTTCGGCAGGCCAAAAAATGACCTTCCAGTATTATTGTGATGGCCAAACTGTCACGGCCATGAAAGGTACGTTACCGGACGCGGGTTACGACCTTTATGTCGATGCGCCCGGTGACTCGCTCTATATCAGTGATGACGGCGTATTCTTAGTGACAAATAGCGGTACGGCAATGACGGGTATCGGTGTCGGGGAAGCATTGGCCGTTGTTAGTACGGGTACACCGACATCAGGCCAAGCGCTGTCGGATGGCTTAGGGTTCTATACTTTTGCCGCCGCCGACGTCGGCGATGTTGTACGCATACAATATGTCCTCGATTATTTCTCAATTGTGTTGTCCCTGCCGGATGGTGCAGATTATCTGGAAGATTTGGGGGTGCGCACACAAGGCGGCTTGCCATTTCAGCGTATTGCCCAAAGCAGCCCGCTATCAATTGCCACCGACCAATACTATGTCAATGAAGCGGCGGGGGTCTACTATTTTGATTACACCAATGGCGGCGACACTGTTTTTATTGATGCACTGGTGGAAGAACAAGGCGGCAATTTTATCGCCATCAATAATGAGCTGATGGGCAAAAGCCCAACTTTCATGCTGGTACTGCAAAATGAAATGGACGGCGAGTCCATCACGGTGACCTACCGCAATTGCAAATGTTTGGGCACCGGCATCCCGTTGAAACAAGACCCAACCGCAATGAAGTTTGACATCCAAATGTTTGCCGACCGGACAACGGGCGTTGTGGGGTCGATCAGCACGTCCTCATAATATGCCCGTCTCCGTCATACTGGCCAAGCAACAACGGCTCATGGAGGAGCCGGTGCTGCATGATCTGAAACTTATCATCACTACCTATAACGCCTTGGCGGCTTGCCAAACCCCCGCTGACCAAGGCCGACATATCACCCATTTGCTGGGCCTTTTTTTTGGCCAGGCCGCGCCGTCACTTAACCGTATATCTGCGGATGAGCTGACGGCTTTTTTATTGGCGGTGCCGATCGCTTGCGGTTTAGAGCAGGCCACCAGCAAAAGCAGCGGCAAGCCGACCGATTGGGGGTATTTGTATGCGCATTTGAGCGCGTCGTTCGGCTGGACATACGATTATATAGATCGGCATATCAAAATGAGCCAAATCAAGGAAATGCAGGGTTATATGGAAATGCACCCCGCCACCCATTTATTGGTCGCCGCTTATCTGGGCTATGAAGGCCCGCAACACAATGCCCCCCAAGCCTTTTTTGACAAGATGCGGGCTATGGCCGGTAAACCGCACCCTACCCGGCATTAATGCAATTTTAGAGAATAGAAAATGAGAGACTTGACGCTTAGGCTAATATTGCGATTTATTACCGATCAGTTTAATGGTGCTGCACGGGCGGCTGAAAATCAACTGAACCAATTCCGCAATAGCTCACAAACAGCCGACGCCAGCCTTAACAAATTTCAGCGGGGCGTTAATCAAACCGAGACATCGCTTTCAGGTTTGAAAAAAATGCTTTCGGGTATTGGGGCACAAATTGCCTATGCTTTTTCGTTCGCTGCCCTCCTTGCTTTTGTCCACGGACTAGCGGATGCCGTTAGGATTGCCCAAGACCTGCGAACCCGGCTAATGGGGCTAACCCATGGCAATACAGATTACGCGGCATCAGAAGCCTATTTAGTTGATTTGGCAGGTCGGCATCATAAAAACGTATCAATGCTGACCGAGTCGTATGCTGCTTTTTTGGCATTGGAGCAAAGCGGTATTATTACCCGCCAGCAATCAACACAGCTTTTGGAGGGGTTTAGTAACGCGGGATCAAAAGTTGGCGCATCCCAAGCCCAGATAGCGCAATCAGTATATGGTTTAGCCCAAGCACTGGGAACCGGTATTGTGGCTATGGAGGAGTTTAAGCAAATTACCGAGCCAATGCCGGGGCTTGCCAATGAGATTGCCAAGGCATTTGGCATGTCAGTTGGTGCACTGCGTAAATTAATCGGGACCGGCACGGTCACGTCAGAAGAATTTGGCAATAAGTTTGTTACCGCCCTAAAATCTTACGAAGGGGCGGCGGCAGCAACGGCGGGAAATATTTCTGCATCATACGCTGATTTGGCAAACGAATACGTCAAGATGGCCAAGAAGCTGGAAAAGCCTATAGCCAGCGGCTTGCTGGGGTTGGTTGATTCTGGAAAGTCCGCATATGGGTGGATAAAAGACAACGGGGATGGCATTGTTGCCACCTTATCATTAATAGCCGCTACGTTAACCGGAAAAGTTTTAAGTTCATTTGTTGCTTATATTGCCATGAAAGGCGATGCCATAGCGGTTGAGCGGGCGCATATCGCCGCGCTCATCGAATATGCACAGCGCAACCTGAATGTCATATCAACCAATCTTGCCTTAAATGAGTCTAATCTGGCCTTGGTCCAAGCAGATATTGCCGCAGAAGCGGCTAAATTGGCTTTAACCAATACCACCATTGCCCAGACACGCGCAGAAATAGCCGCGCTGCAAGCAACGGTACAGACAACATCAGTCACTTATTTACTTAGAAGGGCAACAGCGGCCTTATCGGCTGAAGAGATTAAACGCTCTCAAATACTCGCTAATATGGCAGTTTTGGGCAGACAACAAGCCGCCATATCTCAGCAAGTTACACAAGCAACGGGCGCACAGACTGTGGCCACTGCCGCATTGACTGAGGCCACTAATATGTCAGGCGTGGCAATGACCCGCTTTGCCGCTGCCGGAAAAGCGGCCTTTGCGTTTATTGGTGGCTGGGTCGGCGTAGCAGTCATTGCGTTGTATGGGCTTTATAGCATCCTTGAAAAAATCACTGGCTCAGAAAGAAAGGCGGAAATAAGGGCTAAAGCATTAACTGACGCGCTTGCCTTGTCGGCGGTGGAAGTAAAAAAACTGTCTGCACTTGAAGTTGATATTGATTTTACTAAAACCAGTGCGAGCATCGACGCGCTGAAAGCAAAAATAAAAGAACTGGAAACATTCAGTTTTGGAAAATTGTTAAATGTAGGTGGAGTTGCCACACAGCGCGATAACTTGCTGCAAGCATTGGATGTGCTAGAGCAAAGAATGAAGCAGCTGGAAGCCCAGAAAATTGACAAGATAACCAATTTTGACGCTTCTGCATTATCTTCAGATGAGCTTAATGCTGCTTTAAACGATACCCAGGCAACGATAAAAGCTATTGGCGATAAAATAGCGCCGCTGCAAAAACAAGTGCAAGAGGGCTTGATTGGGAGCGAGGCCATCAATGCAGATTTGCTGAGGCTAAATGCTTACCAAGCAAAATTATCGGCTATTCAAGCCGCCATTAAAGAAAAAGAAGCGGCAGGCTCAGGCAAGACCAATGCAAAAATGGAGGAAGCCCAGGCAAAAGCAGATCAAGAAATAGTTGAGAGCAGCTTTAAACTCAGGGAGCAATTGGCAAAAAATGCCTATGAATCCGCGCTTGCTATGGCCGGTAATAATGCCGCCAAAAAACTGGCAATAGATAAAGCCTATAATGAACAGGCGCTAAAGCTGACGCTTGAGCGTCTTGATGCCGAAGCCGCCGCACTGACAAAAACAAGCGCGGCTTCGTCAAAAGCGACCAAGGGGCCGGAGCTGACCGCCAAGCTAGCGATTATTGATAATCAGAAAGCTCAAGCCTTGTCTGACGCTGAAGCTGCCCGTGTCAAATTCAGGGCTGATGAACAAAAACAGGCGGCGGACGATACCAAAGCGGCAATCCGTGCGGATTTGGATATTAACCTGAATGCCGCAAAAAACCTGCAAGATGCCCTGCAAAATACCCATGATGGCCAATTAAAAGACCTTGAAAATACTTATAAAGATAAGGAACTGGCGTTAAAAAGATCACTTAATGCTGATGAGATTGATGAAATCGAATATCAACAAAAGTCGCTTGAGCTGACCAAAATAAAGGAAACCAAAAAACAGGAAATTGAACGCGCCTTTATTTTGGAATCCGATACCTTGCAAAAGGCCTCGCTTGATGAACAGCTCAAGGTTGCAAAAGCTGAAATGGCGGCCTTATCAAAATCAACTGCCACATCAAGTTCCTTGGCCGGATTGGTGGCGGGTGGCGAAAGCGGCGGCGACTATAATGTCTATAATCGCGGCACCATCAAAAACACTACCCTGCCTAGCGAAAAACCACTTGATTTGGAGTCTATGACCATTGCCGAGATTCAGGCTCGGCAAGCCCTGTCTATCGCCAATAAAGACCGGATCGGCGCGGCAGGCAAATATCAAGTCATTGCTGATACGCTGAAATCGGCGGTGGCGGAACTTAAATTAAGTGCCGATACAAAATTCGATGCCGCCACCCAAGAAAAGATTTTTACCGAATATCTGGTGGCCGCAAAACGCCCCGCCCTACAAAATTTCATCACCGGAAAAAGTACCGATATTAATGCGGCGCAACTTGACTTGGCAAAAGAGCAGGCAGTTGTGCCTAATCCTAATACGGGTGAGAGCTACCATAAGGGCAAGGGCGGTAATGCGGCAACGATGACCACGCCGCAAATACAGGCGGCATTGAATGCGGCCCGTGACCAGTACCAGCAAAATATTAACACCGGCATGGGTCATCAAGCCGCCTATACATCTGCCTTATCAGCAAGCCCAACTGGTATGGCCGCTACTGTGTCCGGTGCCAACAGCTCCGTTGAAGAGCGACAAGCCGCCAATGCCAAAATAGCCCAGTTAGAAAGCCAACAAGTTGCACAGGAAGCTGATACCCAAGCCAAACTTAAAAGCCTAGGGCTGGATGCCCAAGCGGCTCAGCTTGAACAGTCCGCCGTTGCGATAGACATCAAGAAAAAGGAGGATACCGATAAAAAGGCATTAGCCAGCGAGCAGCTTAACGCTGACCGCGCTGCGGCCTTGGACGAACTGGCGTTGCGTGAGTCTGCGGCCCAGCAGGAACTTGACCTGGGCAATATCACCGAGGGCGAACATCTTGAGCAATTGCGCGGGTTTGCTGATGAACGGCTAGCGATTGAGCAAAAACTGCTCGACGAAAAGCGCAAGCTGTTGGATAGCGACAAGCTGGCAGTTGCACAAAACCTGAATGAACGCGCAGCAGCGGAACGGACGGCGATGGCGGAACGCCTACAGATAGCCCAGACCGAAGAGAAAAACCGCAAGGCGATGTTTGAGGGCATGGTCACTCCGCTTAAAAATGCCATGTCGCAAATGACCAACGGGGTGCTGACCGGACAGCAAACCATCGGCAATGCCGTGCGCAATATGGCAAACTCGATCTTGGTAAGTTACGCCTCAACGTTTATGCAAGAGCGGGCAATGGATGCCGCGCAATGGGCGTGGAAATTAACCAAGCTTAAGGCTAACAGCGCACAAGAAAAAGCCCTTAAAAACGGTGATGTGATTTGGGCAGGATTGTTATGGGCTAAAGAAAAGGCAATGCTTGCCGGGCAGTGGGCATGGGAAACGCTGGGATTTGCAGCGAAAGAAAACAAGAAAAAATCCATTTCTTGGGCAAGTAAGGCGTGGGATGGGATGCTGTGGGCGGCTAAGCAAGCTGAAATGGCTGGCCAGTGGTTATGGGAAGCCATGGGATTTAGCGGCAAAGAAGCCACCAAGGTCGGGGTTAAAGTTGTCGGTGAGCAATTGCAGACCGTCGCGACTACTGAAGGCAACGTGGAACGCGCTGCCATTGAAAAGACGGCCAACGCAGAATCGGCACTAGGCTCGGCTTGGAAGGCCGCCAAGGGCGCGTTCGCTTCAGTTATGGAAATGGTGCCATTCCCTTTTAATGTCGTGTTGGCTCCTATTGCTGGGATGGCTGCATTTGCGGGGACATTGGCATTGGGGTCGGCAAAGGGCGGCGAGTGGCAAGTTAGGGAAGACGGCAGCCCTTATATCCTACATGAAAAAGAATCAGTATTACCTGCTGGGGTTGCTGATAATTTCCGCAAAGTCGTTTCGTTCGTTCAGGAACGGGGTTTGCCGGACAAATCATCACAATTATCGTCCGTGGTAAGCGGCTTGGTTGACAGCGGCCAACTGCACGGCAACTGGGCACTGCCCGCCTCTGTGACGGGCATCGCCCACCAAGCCGCCGAATCGGCTGGGCAAATCGTTAAAAATGGGCAATCTGCCGGACAAAAGGCGACAAATTTAACAGCCACCCAGGCGGCTCCTGAGCCATCATCCGTCACCCATAACCATGAGGGCGATATTCATTTGTATATTGACGCTGTCGATGATGCCAGTGTCGCGAAGCTGCTGCACCGCAATAGCGATACGATAGCTAAAGTCGTCCGTGAAAAAGTCAAGGGCGCAAAAGTGCCGAGGACTGCAAAATGAGTGATTTAATTTTGCCGAATTTTATCGGCTTTGCAATGGACAGGAAGCGCAACCCTGAATTTGCCACGGTCATGAAAACTACGGCCAGCGGTCGGGAAATTCGCCAACGCTTCAGCGCATATCCCTTATGGCATTTCACCGTGCCGATCAGTTTCCTGCAAAACGACTTGGGGTATGGTGAGCTTAATCAGCTGATGGGCTTTATTATCGCGCATGGTGGCCAAGAAGACACTTGGCTGTATGACTGCCCACGTTATAACTTTGTTGAATCTATGTTTTTGGGTAATGGCGATGGTTCCAGGACGACTTTCCAGTTGCGGGTTATTGAGCAAAATTATGGCTTTATTGAATTGGTCAACAACCCCAAAGACGATGTCAGCCTGTTTGTCGGCGGTGAGCTGCAAACGGGCGGTTACAGCATTGACGGCACCGGGCTGGTGACGTTTGACAGTGCGCCGCCCGATGGCGCACGGGTCGAGTGGTCAGGGGGCTATTATCACCGCTGCCGTTTTGATGCGGCTATCCCTGATTTTAACGAATCTGCGGTTGGCGTGTTCGATTATGCCGATTTTTCTTTTATTGGTAGCCCAGTTAACAAACTATGAAATCTGTTTCGGCACCTTTGCAATCCTTGCTGGCCAGTGGCCGCTTTATCACGGCTAACCTTTATACGTTGACCTTGCTGGACGGCACCGCCATCCGCCTGACATCCGCCCCCGATTTTGATGCAGTTTGGGATGGCCATGCTTTTATACATGACTCTTTTGCCGTAGAGCGCGACACCATTAAGCAGGCCATCGGTATTGAGGTCGATAATGTCAGTGTGACGCTGACCACAAGACGGGACAAAACGCTACAGGGCTTGCCGCTCCCGCATTTTGTCCGCATAGGTGGGTTTCGGGGCGCGAGGATGTTAATTCAACGGGCCTATTTTGCGGTCAATAATGGCGGTAATGTCAATGTGGCGGCAACGGGGGTGATTTACAGTTTCGAGGGTCGGGTTGCCGAACCGAAGCCATCGCGCACACAAGTAGCGTTCAATGTTGTGGCCGATACCGAGCTGCTCAATAAGATGGTACCGCTGAATACGATTACACCCAGTTGCTTAAATATCCTCTTTGACGGTCGGTGCGGAAAAAATAAGGCGGACTTTAGCCATACCGGCACGGTCACAACCGCCAGTAAAAAGGCCTTGGTTTGTGGCTTAAGCCAGCCCGATAACTATTACCGCTTTGGCACGGTGACTTTTACCAGTGGGCAAAATGCAGGGGCTATGCGCACTGTGCAGGCGTATAGCGTTGGTCATTTTGTTTTTGCTAAGGCGTTTGACTATACGCCTGGCCCTGGTGATAGCTTTATTGCCGTGGCAGGTTGCGATTTGTCTGAAGCGGTCTGCGGGGGTACATTTGATAATCTTGCCCATCGCCGTACCTTTAAATTTGTGCCGGTGTATGAGGAAAATTTATGAGTGTTGAGCAAGGGCAACGCCAAGCGGTGATTACCGAAGCTGAAACTTGGCTTAATACGCCGTGGGCGCACAATCAAGCAATTAAAGGCATGGGCGTGGATTGCGGCCAATTTCCGTTGGAAGTTTATATCGCTTGCGGGCTGATTGGACGCGAATCTATTGATGATTATCCAATCGATTGGGCGCTGCACCGCAACGAAGAGCGGTATTTGCAGATCGTCGAGCGGTATTGTGTGCGGGTTGAATCGCCCCAACAGGCAGATTTGGTCGTATTCAAGTATGGCCGGACATTTTCGCATGGCGGCATTGTCGTTGATTACCCCAAAATCATCCATGCTTTGCGGGGCGAGAAGGCGGGCGTGGTTTATGACAATGCGCTTCAGGCAGATTTAAAGCGGCGTGAAAGGGCGTTTTACAGTTATTTTGCTAAGGGGCAACTATGAGTCTGTTTGGCGGCGGCGGCGGAGCCAATACGACCGAAACTAAGATCGGCTCATTTAAAGTCATGAGTCAGGGTTACGGGGTGACGTCGCCGGTTTATATCGGCACGAACCGTGGCAACCTCATCCTGATTGACTATATGGATTTTTACTCTGTTTCGCACCCATCATCTCAAGGCGGTAAGGGCGGCGGCGGCAGTGCGGCGGCTAACTACACTTATTATGCGACGGTATTGTTGCTTGTCGGTGAAGGCGGCGGCTATGGCGTTAATTATAATCGTTTGTGGGTTAATAAGGATGTTTATGCCACGCCTGATTTGAAAGGGTTTGCGGAATTTGACGGGGCGGATGGCCAAGAGCCGTGGACGTATATGGAGGGCAAGCACCCTACCCATGCCCTGGCTTATAAAGGTTTTGCTTATCTCGCAGCGCATGATTATGAGCTGACCAATTCAGCGAGCCTGGGCAACCACAGCGTTGAGGTGGGCGGGTTTTACAGCACCGAACCGGGCGGCGATGCGACCGTGGCCAATGCCATCACTGGGCTGTTATTGAATGCCCAGTGGGGTTGTGATTTTGGTGCCGCCCGCTTGCTGTCACTAAGCTTGCTTGACGATTATTGCCAAAGCTACGGCATCGTTATCAGCCCCGCCCTTACTGAACAGATCGCCGCCCATGAACTGATGACCAAATGGGCGACGATTGCCAATTCAGCAATCGTGTGGACGGAAAATGCTGAGGGTACTGGCGGGGCATTGAAATTTGTCCCTTATTCGCAAACCAGCCATACGGCTAATGGACGCACTTATTTGCCGGTGGCCCCGTTAGATATACATCTGACGGATGATGATTTTTTAGTCGATGGCGATACCGATCCGATTGTTTGCTCTCAGACCAATCAAGCCGATACGTTTAATGCGCTTACTGTTGAATTTAAGTCACGGGCAAAAGAGTACAACAAAATGAAAACGCCCGAATACCGTGAAACGGCAGATATTGATTCGTCTAACTACCGGCCTGGGCAAGTGTTTGTCGCCGATGAGATAACCCTAATGTCAGTTGCACAAACGGTAGCGCAAAACCAAGTACAGCGGTCAATATACGTTATTGACAGCTATGATGGCACGTTGACTGGATGGCAGTATGCTTACCTTGAGCCGATGGACGTGGTTTATATTATCGATGAGGGTCTGGGCTTGGATGATGTGCCTGTATTGATTACGTCCGTTTCCGATAATGATGATACTTTAGCGATAACTTTTGAAGAGCTGCCTGACGGCCTGGGCCATACGGTCGGCTATGCGGCTGATGATGTTTTTGATACCCGCATACCGTGGAATGTCGGGGTCGGTGACATTGACCCGCCCGTGCTGTTTCATGCGCCTGGTGTATTGGCTAAAAATGGTTATGAGGTTTGGGTGGCCATTGCCCATCCGGACGAAAGGTATGGCGGCTGTCAGGTATGGGCATCGTTTTCGGATGACAATTATCAATTGATGGGGGCCATGAACGGGTCATCGACAATCGGGTCGTTAACTGCCGATTTCGCCAGCGGCAGTGATCCTGATTATGATGGCTCCCATCTTTTAAAGGTCGCTTTGTCTAGCGGAAAATTAGCCGGTGCGTCACATGACGACGCAAAGAATTTCCGGTCTTTATGCTTGGCCGGCACTGAGTTTGTGTCGTATACGGACGCTAAGTTGGTCGGTTCTTATTATGATTTGACCACGCCAAACCCTGCCACTTTAACGGGGGCTATCGCCACGGCTGTCGTGTCGGCTGGGGAGATACAGTTTGATGCTTTAGGGCGGGATACTGGCTACTATGATGGCGGTGCGATAATGTGTACGGCGGGCATTAATGCAGGCGTATCGCGCACTATCTCAACATACGTCTATGATACTGAGGCTAATACGAAGACTATCCATTGCGCGGCCTTCCCCGCCATGCCTGACCGCACTGATGTGTTTACTTTACAGGCTTTGCCGTATTTGCGGCGCGGGCTGTACGGGTCAAGCCGGGGCGCGGCAGCGGGGGCGGCGTTTGTACGCTGTGATAGCCGGATATTTAAAATCCCATATCAAGCCAAAGATATTGGCAGCACCCTGAATCTAAAATTTTTGAGTTACAACCAGTATGGCCAGGGCTTGCAAAGTCTAGCCGATGCCGTGCGTTATTCGATTGTTTTGTCTACACCGCTGCAAGGCACGCGGGCTGGTGAAATTTTCTGGCAGTGGGGGAACTGAT